GAAACCATGTCGTGAGCGTGGTGTTGCTCGGCAGACCAGTTGACAGAGGAGGCGACAAGAACAACTGCATAGGATAGTTGACCGGCCGAATGCGATTGCCAAACGTCAACGATGTAGGCTCCACATCCACTACGGTATACAGATCTGTGAGTGCCCTCATTGTCACGTTAATAAAGACCTCAGAATTCTGGAGAGAGACCAACGGCAACGCCATGCCAGGGTTCTCGCAAAACCAGAAATGAAGAGGGATCACCAGCTGACGAGACCGAATGCTCGGCTCTGGAGACAATGTGTTCGGCGATGTGCCTGGGAGAACCTTGGGTGTCAGCGCGTGGGGATACTGGTTGTTGCGATCGTATGCGTTGGCGGGATCATAAAGTTCCGGCAGATTCCCAACCATGTTGTCTACGATCTCGCGCTTCGCAGTATCGTGCGTCATGTACGAGTAGAGCTTGAGCCACTCGCCTGTAAGAGTCTGGATGGCCTGACCGTTCATCGTAATATCTACGTGGTCAATCAGATTGTATCCAATGTTGGAGATCCACTGAAACTCGTATCCAATGGAATTCGTCCGAGGGTCGTATCCAGAGGGAGGAGCACTGCCGCCCAGGTATTTGAGAGGCGAGTACACGTCTGGAAGCGTAATATACAGGTAGCAGTCATTGATCAACTGCGCATACCTGTCAATCCGGCACGAGATCGTTCGCGGGCCCGTGATGCTAAACTCTAGATTGGATGCCGTGAAGGGCATGCGAATCTGCTCCATGGCAAAGTTTGTGTGACGGCGATAGACTGCCCGGAAATGAGTCATGGAAGGACTTCCATTGACTAACTCATTTTGGGCGCCTGTTGCGACAAGTTGAATCAAGCCACCTGGCATTTGTATTATGATAAGTGCTTTCTTTAGTTCCTTTATGACGTCACCGTTGTTGCGCGCACGCTCATAGCAGGAATTACATTGAACCGAACAATACCCTTGTCCGTAGTGGTTCTGAATGCTCCAAAGGCGCCGGCACCGCCGTTGGAGAGGCAGCACCGACTAGCCCACGACTCTCCGCCAGACGCGCCGCCCCAGGCACCCTGGAAGGCAAAGACCTGACGCTCATATTGAGTAGCGTTGTTGGCGATAGCCGAAAGGAAGACAGCGTTGTTCTCGCGTGCCAGCGGAGGAGGAGTTGTATTGTATGTTGCGGCAATGATCTGACGCTTCCGCATCGTCAAGTAATCTTGAGCAGAATTTACCTGCATTTATCATTTACGTAAGAGATTCTGTATAGAGTCAATGCGTTTCGTCCTCGTAAGCACGCACATTGATCAGACAACCGGATACTCCAAGGTAAGCAACAATCTTGTGCGGCAGGTTGCGACGCTCTCACCCAAGGTTAAGACATTTCACTTTGGATTCCAGCGCCATCCCTCGCATACCGGATCTCGCAAGTATCCCGATGGCATTGTGTCGTATGACGCAGCCGCAAACGAGGATCCCAAGGAGGAGGGTTTTGGATTCAACAAGATCCACGAGTATGTGGAGATGGTCAATCCCGACGTTGTGATGATCTACAACGATCCGCTGGTCGTTATGAAGTTTGTGGAGGCAATGAAGCATGCGCGTGGCGTGTCACCTTACAAGCTGTGGATCTACCTGGACCAGGTGTATACCGGCATCGCACAGACTCTGATTGACACCCTCCACAAGCACGCAGACAGGATCTACTGTTTTACCGACATTTGGAAGCAGCGGTTCCTAGAGTATGGGGCCTTCCCCGATGTTCGTGTTCTGGAGCACGCTGTGGATCCCACTGTCTTCTCGGTTATGACCGCGGAAGCTGTCAAGGGAGTCCGGAACAATATCGGAGTGCCGACCGACGCGGTTGTTTTTCTCAATGCGAATCGTAACAGTCAGCGGAAGCGCCTGGACTTGACGATTGGTGGTTTCGTTCGGTTGTTGGCTCGGAATCCTACGAAGCCGTATTATATGATGATTTCAACGAATATGAATCCACAGTCTGGCGCATTCTATGATGTTCAGAGGATCTTTGGGGAGGAGCTCAGGTCCCAGAATCTTGATGTTCAGAAGTATGCTCGGAACCTGCTGCTAATTGATACCGCAGCGCCGAATCTGCTGAGTGATGATGCGGTAAACCAACTCTACAATTCAGCGGACATTGGCATCAACACCTCAGACGGTGAGGGATTCGGTCTGTGCCAGCTTGAGCACATGTATACCGGTGCGCCGCAGCTTGTGACAGACATTGGCAGCTACCGGACATTCTTGAGCGAGGATACCGCGGAGTTCGTCCCAAGCAATGGCCGCTGTTACTTTGCCGGCGGAATGCCCCATGGTTGCTGGTCTCCTACCTTCTCAATGGAGCATGTTGCGGATTCAATGGAAAATATCATCGCTTCCCTCGCCGAGAAGCGCAAGGCTATTGTCGCCTACAACTTCAAGAGCTGGGCCAAGATCTGTGATGGGTTGCTGGAGGATCTTCTCATTGAATGCGAAGCCCCTGTATCCATTGTATCTGTCCCGGCGTTGTCATAGTTCCGATGCGAATCAATCGGCTATTGTCCTCAAAGGCCGGACCATCAAACACCTCTTTGGTGTCCGGATCAATCAAAAACACCATCGTCTTGATGGCGACTCGCTGAAGTCGTCGCTTTCGGCGCTGCATGTTCCGCAAGTATGTCTCATCCAAATCTTCCGTCTTAATATCGGGCTTGAATGCGAGATCCTCGCCCTCTGCCGTACTATCAAATCGCATACACGAAATCACGGGTGTTTCCCGACTATGGAGTTTCCGATGAACTTCGCAGTCGACGGCTGCCTGTTTGAGCAACACGCTAATTCGCTTGTTCGTGACATCCTTCTCATACGTCTTCTCGTAGAGATACTCGTCCGTTGTCATGAACACTTCTGTCGGATCGCCCTCATATCGCTTGGTTGCCAAGTCATTGCGACGAACCAGCACCACGTTGTTCGCACCCTCCGTAGACTTTGCCTGAGACTCCGTAAACACGCTGAGGTAGAAGGACACGCGCACCGTTCGCTCTGCGAGAGGCAACTTGGCATGCGAGCACAGACGAATCGCACGGCCCACAACTTGATCGTGGCGAGCAGGATTCCAGTGAGGCTCCATGATGTGAACGTGGCGCACGTTGGCAAGTGTAATACCCTCAGCACCTGCCGCAGTAATCATAAACAGAACCATCTTCTTCTTCGGAGCCGATTCAACGGATTGCTTGAGACTGGCTGGAAAGTTATCCGAATATTGGGCGTTGAAGATCTGTCGCATGTACTCGCGCTGCTCCATGTCCTCGTTACCTGTGAAGAAGCCATACGCTGGCTTGGCGGGGTCCATCGCAGGATCCTCAATCCACTGCCCGGCCTCCTTGGCCAACTTGTATTCCTGCCAGCCGTTTGCATTGAGAATCGCACTAAACACACCAAGTCCTTCCAGGTTACGGAAGTTGCTGTACACCAACTGCGTGTTCCATGTATCTCCATCGCCCATGGTTGCTCGGATGTTCTGAAGCATCTTGAGCATTTTCGGGCTGTAATTTGCCAGCGCAGCCTCTGTCAGATACCGCTCCGGGCTGGACTTGATCTTCGCAAGGATATCGTCCTTGGAAGGCGCGTCGTCCTCTGTGACTGCCTCCTTGTCACTTGACTTGAGTTCGGGAGGAATGGCATAGTCGCAGGCCAACCGAGAGTTCACGCGGAAGGTCTTCATCTCACTGTCCTCGGCCTTCATCGGGTTCAGCTTGCGACGAGCATCCATACGGATCTCATTGAACCGCACCGACAAGTAGTTGCCAAACATCGCATCGGACATCGGGATCTTCTCCAGTGTCTTGTCGTCCTCAACCCTACGAGGAAGCATACGCTCGTCCGCTCCACGGAAATACGAGACGAGTCCCTGGATACGGCGTTGGAAGAGCATTGCGTTCTTGAGCTGGAGACCGTCCAAAAACAGAGAAGCGAACTCTTCGTAGTCGGTCGGGAGACAGTCAAAAATCTCAGTTGACACCCGGTCCAGTGATAACTCGGCACCACCCACATCGGTCTGGAACTTGGCAGCCCAGGTGTTCACCCAATCGGCCGCAACTGGTGTATACGGCAAGTCTTTGATATACTGGACTGCGATACGGTCTCCCTTCTCGCTGTACACGCTGCGGAAGTTGGGAGGATTGCGCGTCACCATCAGATACTTCTTGACCGCATTGAACTCAATCACATCAATGTCGGGAATGCCACGCAGAGCAGTCTTCATGCGCTCCTCATCCCAGTTGGGGATAGCCTTGACGGGAACAATGATACGCTCAATCGGCCCACGCAGCAAGTTCATAAGATAACCGATTTCGTTCGCCCTGTTAATGACGGGTGTTCCCGAAAGCGCGACGACACGACAGTTCTTCGCATTGTAGATCGCGTCATAGAGTTTACGGGCAATGTCGGACTTGTTTGAGATTCGAGAAATGAAGTTATGGACCTCATCAATGATGACCACGCTGTTCTCAAACGGATTAGGACCGTCGACAGGGACATATTTACCTATATTTGCGGAAGATAAGCCGTTATAGCGGATGAACGTGAACCGCTGATCAATGATGTCTTCTACCTGCTTCGCAATCACATCCTGTGCTGTCTTGGGCAGTTTGTCCCAGTTCGCAGCCTCGCCGGGGACCGTTGTGAAGAACATCTGTTGACGATCCAGGAAGCCGTCGGAGATACCGAGCTTCTTTGCTCGTGGGCGGTTCTTGTCCGAAAGAATCCGCTGACGCCAGTGCTGGTCATACATATACAGCGGATCGCCACACTTACGTAATTCACCCTTGTAGTTGGACTCCAAGGATGCCGGCAACATGACGAAGATCTTCTTATTGGAAAGCAGGCTCTCGGCGACCGCGATGGAGGAACACGTCTTACCGGATCCGAGACCGTGGTATAGGAGAACGCCTCGATAGGGTGTCTCTTGAAGGAGGTAGTCGCGGATGACCTTTTGGTGAGGTAGCAGTTCACGAGCGCTGGATCCGCGCGCGGCACAGACATCCGCATCCTTGTCCTCATCGTCCGTCGGGCGGCTTCGGTACAAAAGAAGGGTCCGCGTGATAGCATCCGCGAACGCCTTTCTGTTCGGTAATACGTATGTCATTGTTTTTCACAAGGATTAATAATGGAGAAAAATCACAGGCTTTTAATGGTCACTATTTACCTATTTCTGATGGCGGCCTTTCTCTATGCCCAACCTAGCATTGCGTTTGGCAGAGAGGGACGAATTCGCCCATTTGGCACAACAGACAAGGAAGCAACTGTGTTTCCTCTTTGGTGGTGGGTGTTCATTATGGCTGTGGCGTCGTATTGTATCATGCTTGTGATCTACCGATTCCGTATTTAGTATGCTGGGTATAAGTGTGTATCTTTTGGCATACCAGTGTTTGTGAATGGATTGTTGTTAACCGGCGCCGCTATTGGGCGTTCTGTTCGGAGTACCTCTCGTTCAACATATGGCCGACCACACATATACTCCCAACAACATATCGTCCCTACTATTTGCCAGACGCAAGGCATTACATACCACGCTATGTCCATTGCGATCTATACCCCCTTGATAGGCATAACTCCGTTTTCAATCGCTCTCAAATGTATTCAAGATGGAGCGTAGTTGGCGAATCATCTCTGCTCGTTCCACGTGGTGGGGTCGGATGTGTTCTTCCGCTTGAGGCAATGTCTTCCACGCAATTCCCGAGATCTCTCGGCGTTGCATGTGAGTGAACCTTTGGGTAAGATCTACCATTTCCGGGGTCTTCAGAATGGCCACATAATAGATGTGCTTATACCGAACGCCGTTCAGGCCCATGAACGTCTCCTCCAACGTCATATTCTTCAATACCACGTAGGACTCTCGCGGCACGTTGGTCTCTTCGTCAAACTCTCGGATGGCACACGTGAGATCGTTTTCACCTCTCATACGACGGCCTTTCGGGAAGCCCCACTCCGGTTCCGTGTACACCGATAGGTTGTCTCGCATGAGTTTCATGCGGTCCAACTGGTTGAACTTGTCGCGGCTCGGAGCGTAATCAGAGGAGGTTCGGTCATCCCCCCAAAGAGTTCGCCATAAGACTTCAAAGGTATCGGACGCAAGGCCTGCTTGCTCCTTTAGGGTCATGTTACGAATGAGCAGAGAGACATAGTCAATGTCGGTCGGGTCATACTTCCCTCGCATAAATTCGGCAAAGCTCATACTATCCTTTCGGCGGATCATGAGCACTTGCACTGTGTCAGGTGATGTAGGTAAGGCAGGCGCATCTAGCAATAGTATGCCACAAGAGAGCACGGGGTCTCGGCACATCCTGAATAGGTGCCCTTTCCCGCCACAATTGTTACAGTACATTGTCGGTTGCGTTTGTTGTCGTAGAGGCGACGTTGTCCGTTTTTCCATTGCTTTAAGCAAGAGTTTGTCAAGAAAGTTCCTCCGTAAACATAAATGGGATCTACGCCATCTAAGCAACTAGCTCCCGAACCTCCGAGGTCAGGAGGCTGGGGCTCTACCATCATGTCCATCGTTGGCGGCATTATACTGCTGTATCTCGGATATGCGTTCTTCAACTACATCCAGAAGCAGAATGGCAAGCCTGGCTTGTCTCTTTGGGAGGAATCCAAGTCATCTGGCGACAAGACGCCCGCTCCCGTAGACGGAAAGACCAAGACCATCATTCCAGCAGGCGAGGTTCCTGCTGGTGCTGGACTTGATTACGGCATCCAGTATTGGATGTATATTTCCAACTGGGACTACAAGTTTGGGCAGGACAAGGAGATTCTGAAGCGTGTTTCTCCCAATGACGCAAACGTAGTGGGCCCTCGCATCTTCTTAGCGCCCACGGAGAACACCCTCCACGTGCGCGTCAGTCTGTACCCCAACGATGTCCGGGCCGCATCCGCTGCTCCTGGCTCCGGAACCAATGGAGACTCGTTCACATGTAGCGTAGAGAATGTGCCTCTTCAGTCGTGGTTCGCGGTTTCCGTGACGGTGTTCCAGCGCAACCTTGATATCTACATCAACGGCCGCCTGGTGAAGTCGTGTGTGCTGCCTGGTATCCCGAAGCCGGCTCTTGGTGACATCATTCTCGCCGACAATGGTGGATTCGCAGGTTCAATCTGCAACGTCAACGGCTATTCCA